AGAACGGCCTGAACATGGCGCTCTCGGTGGTGCAGGGCATCTTCTCGGGCATCCAGTCCGCCGTGAGCAACGCGATGAACGGCGCGAAGAACATCGTGTCCAGCGTCATCGACGCCATCAAGGGCTTCTTCAACTTCCGCATCTCGTGGCCGCACATCCCGCTCCCGCACATCCACTACGACCTGATCAACGTCCCGCTGCTCGGAAACATTCCAAACCCCGCCACCCTATCCATCAGCTGGTACGCCAAGGGCGGCGTGTTCAACGGGCCGAGCGTCATCGGCGTCGGCGAGGACGGCCCCGAGGGCGTCGTGCCGTTCAACAAGCGAGGGGCCGCGCCGCTCGCCGAGGGCATCGCGGAGCAGCTCGAGAAGCTCGGCGGGGGCAATGGCGGCGACACGCATGTGACCATCAACGTGTACGCGACCGTGCGGGAGGAGGCGGACATCCGCAAGCTCTCGCGCGAGATCGCCAAGGAGATCAAGAGGACGCAGCTGAGGCAGGGGGCGTACGCGTGATATACAACGGCTTCGACTTCTCGCCGTGGTTCACCACGAAGCTCATGACGCGCTCGCTGCTGCCCGGGTACGCGGTCGAGACGCAGGACGTCCCCTACCGGCCGGGCGAGCGGTTCATGCGGGCCAAGCTCAAGCCGCTCGTCATCACCGTCCGAGCTGAGTGGCGGGCGCGGCCGTCCGACGACATGGCCGCGCTGCGCAGGACGATGGCGGCGCGGCTCTTGTGTCTCAAGGAGGCACCGCTCCACCTAGACGACGAGCGGCACCTCGGGCTCCACTACATGGCCGTGCTGACATCCCCCGGGGAGCTGGACAACCTCTGGCACACGGGCAGCGCCGAGCTGGAGTTCACGGCGTACGACCCCATAGCGTACGGCGCGACGAGACGCGGCGCCGTTGGATACGGCACCGTGCTCGCCGTCGGGGGCTCGTACGAAACGCGCCCGGTCATCGCGTGCAAGCCGGGCGGCTCCGTGAGCTTCCTCAAGCTCACGAACATGGACACGGGAGAGTTCGTGCAGATCAACGAATCGCTCACCTCCTCCTCGGAAGTGGTCATCGACATGGCCAAGGAGCAGGTGACGGTCGGAGGGCAGAACCACGCCGTGACCTACGAGAGCGACTTCTTCGCGCTGCAGCCCGGGCGCAACAACCTGCGGCTGTCGAGCGGCACGGGAACCATCGAATGGACTGAAAGGCACATAGGCTGATGCGGCTCTGGGTTACGGACAGATGGGAGAACTTCAAGGGCCCCATCAAGACGCTCTTCGAGTGCGTGGACACGCGCGAGGTGAACGGCGAGAACGCCCTGTCCCTGACCTGCCTCGCGGCTCTCGACAAGGGCGACCGCATCGTGTGGCAGGACAGGAAGGGGCGCTGGCGCGAGAACATCGTGGACGGCGTCACCGAGACCCGCGCGGCAGCCGGAATCGTCTACAGCTACTACTGCCCCAGCTCCGCGCAGGTCGAGCTGTCCGGGGACTACCTGGAGGACAAGCGGCCGCTGAACACCACGGCGAGCGTCGCCATGGCCTCCGCGCTGTCCGAGAGCCGCTGGACGGTCGGGACCGTCGCGGACCTCGGGCAGAACGGCACGAACTTCTACCACACCAACGCGTGGCAGGCCATCCACGACGTGGCGGACACGTGGGGCGGCGAGCTATCGTTCGAGATCGCCGTGTCCGGCAGCGCCGTGACGGCGCGGCGGGTGAGCCTGCGCGGGCGCGTGGGCGCCGACAACGGCAAGCGGTTCACCTACACGAAGGACCTCGTGAGCGTCACGCGCGAGGTGGACGAGGGCAACGTCGCGACCGCGCTCTACGGCTACGGCAAGGCGCCCGAGAGCACCGACGACGACGGCAACCTCACCGGCGGCTACGAGCGCAAGCTGACCTTCGGGGGCGTGAACGGCGGGAATAACTGGGTCGGCGACGCCGACGCGCTCGCCCGATGGGGCAGGCCGGACGGCAGGGGCGGCAAGACCCACGTCTTCGGCGACGTCGAGTTCGGGGACTGCGAGGACGCGCGCGAGCTGCTCTCGCTCACCAGGGGGGAGCTGAAGGGCCGCTGCACCCCGAAGGTCTCCTACGAGGTGGACGCCGTCTCGCTCGCGCGCGCCGGCGAGGGGTTCGAGGGCGCGGACGAGGGCGACACCGTCCTCGTGATCGACAAGGTGTACGACCCGCCGCTGCGCGTGCAGGCCCGCATCACGAAGGTCGAGGAGGACCAGCTGACCGAGGGCGGGGCGACCTACACCATCGGCAACTTCCGGACCGTCGGCGAGGTCATGGCCGCGCAGAGGTCGAGCATCTCCAAGGCGACCTCCAGCCTGCGCCAGACCATCACCGAGGCCGTCAACGCATCGAACGCCGCGTCCTCCACCAAGTGGGGCGCGAACCTCGACGACGCCAAGGAGTACCTCGAGGCGTTCACCAACGACGGCGTGGCGGGCGCGAAGGACTACACCGAGCAGATCGCCGGGGAGCTGGACGCCGCCCTCAAGGAGTACGCCGCCAACGGAGACAGCACGCTCGAGGAGCTGCTGAAGAAGTACACCGACGACGGGCTGCTGAACCTCGACGAGGTCCTGAAGATCTACACCAACACCAAGGTCGAGCAGAGCGAGGCGACGCTCAAGGCCATCGACGAGGCGAACAAGAAGTACCTCCTGAGCATCACCGACGCGCTCGACAAGTCCCTCGACGCCGCGACCGGCGCCATCGACGCGCTGCAGGCGCAGCTCGACAAGGTGCCGACCGACATCCAGGAGCAGATCATCGGGATGCTCAACGCCGAGCTCAACACGACCGGCGGCTGGGTGTACGAGGAGCCCGGCAAGGGCATCATGGTCTACGACAGGAAGCCCGCCTCGGCGACGAAGTGCGTGAAGATCGGCGGCGGCGCCATCGGCGTGGCGAACACCAAGGACTCGTCCGGCAACTGGGTGTTCAGCACAGCCATAAACGGCGACGGCATCGTGGCGAACAGGCTGACCGGGCGCATCCTCGTCGGGAACAACAGCTACCTCGACCTCGAGAGCGGCACGGTCTACCTGCGCAGCGGCAACATCCTCATCACCGACAGCAACGGGAACAAGGTCTACATCAACGCGACCAGCGGCTTCCAGGTGTGCGACAGGAACAACCGCATCATCGCGGGAACCGTCATCATGAGCGACGGAACCTCCATGTTCCGCTGCAACATGGTCGGCACGTCCTCGACCAACTACATCACGACGGGCAGAACCGCCAACGGGCAGCCCGGCGCGTCGTTCATCAACGGGGACGCGAACTACTTCGAGGTGGAGGCGCTGTACGCATCGGACGACCCCTCGAAGGCGACCAAGGCGTGCGGACTCTCGGTGCTTGACTACGGGTTCCTCTCGGCGAACCGGTACTACCGGCAGGTGTGGCTCACGCCGCCCGTCTACAAGGGCTTCATGAGCCAACCCCCGCAGGAACTCTACCTGCGCGCCGCCGGGAGCGAAGACGGCGGACCGGGCTTCGTGGCCCTTCGGGACAGCCCGGATGACCAGCTCTACATAGACGA